ATCTCACCAAATGCTTCTTTAGCGAATTGTACATTCTCTTCGGTCGGGTCTGCTAGTAACTCTTTAACAGCGTCTACAGACTCCTGGTTGCGCTTAACGGCCTGTAAACATAAATCCCATTCACTTGGTTCTACAAGCTCAAGTGACTTTCCCCGCATCATCGCAGCCTCTGCGTCATCATCGGCAGTAGGTATACCAGCCATAGCCTGTAACGCATAACGTCTAGCGTAGGTTATCGCAGAGCCTCCTGCTTGTGGGTCAGACTTGGTTAAAGGTAAATAAAACTCTGACTTAATAAATTGTCCAGATGTGTGCATAAGGATTGTCCTAACGCCGATGCCTTTACCACCATCAGAGTTAATAGGTAGCTGCACATAAGACAAACCGTTCTTGTAGAACGGCTCCTTGATGGCTTTAATTACGCTAGTAAGATCAGCGTAGGATGATTTGAAAAATGGATTCTTAGCGTCTTTAACAGCGCCTCCCATTTCGTTCTGGGCTTTACATAGAGCTGTTGCCAGCTCGTTTAGATTTTCCGAGTTACTCATCGTCCTCCCCCTCCTCTTGCTTAACAATTATAACAACTTCGCCAAGAGCTTCATAACTCTTAACCGACAACACTTTACAGCCTTCTGGTCGCTGACTTAACCAATCCAATATATCGTCCATATCTCTCTCCTAAAATGGTAAGTTATCGTAATCAATAGAATCTTCTTGCATATCATCGAACACCAGGTCAGCTAAATCTTCTAGCCAACCTAAAAACTGCATACGATTATAGCCCATATTCTCAGCGGCACATCGTAATGTGGACAAAACTTCATGTTCGATAGATGCTTCAGCATGATCTGCTGGAAATGTGTTTGGTTCTTCAATAGATACTAACTTTTTAATCTTACTCATAAACCCTCCAGTCTACTTGATAATACTTGCCACGCCTTCGCAGCAGTTTGTGGAACTACACCATTACCTAAAAGTCTAATTCTGTCAACCCTATCGGCACACCCATCAACCACTCGACCCACTCTGGGTTCAGTTTCCCAATTGGCTTGTCGGGGTCTTTGACCTTGGCGCACAGGTAGCTCCGCTTCTCCATATGCACCTGGCTCTTGCTCCCCACTGGCCCGCAATCCTTGTACTCGCTGGCTCTCGGTGTCGGCCAGCTCTCCTCCGCATTTACTGCGTCCCTCAACTTCACTCCCCACTTCACTCCGTCCTTGTTCTCCCGATAAAACCTTTTGCCGTTTGTCTTCACATCCATTGATATTCCCCCCTCGGTGTCGCAAGCTGTTGGTGTCGGCCATGATATAGACTCGCTTTCTTTGGTGTGGAGCGCCGACTTCACGCGCTGAGAATATTCCCCACGTTGCTCCGTAACCATCTTCTTCCAAGTCGCTAATGACTGTGGGGAGTCCCATCGAGATGTGTCCTTCGACATTTTCGAGGAAGACTCTAGAAGGCTGTATTGTGTAGATATGCTCTCGGATGTAAGGCCAGAGGTGTCTTGGGTCTTTTTCTCCAAGTCTTTTGCCCGCCGCTGAAAACGGCTGACAGGGATAACCGCCAGTGAGTATGTCAACTGCATCTCGAAATAACTCTGATGGGAAGGTTTTAAGATCCGTGTAAATAGGTGCGGGATCCAACTGACCCGACTCCATCTTTGAGACCAAGTTTGCAATGGCGAAGGCTTCGATCTCCACATAAGCGATGACTCGATGTCGGATTCCAGCAAGGTCAAGTCCTCTTTCGATTCCAGCGTAGCCACTGCAAAAGGACAAGACAGTTGGTAGTTCTTCGGTATTATCCACATTATTCCCTCCAAGGATTGTTTAGTGATTAGCCCGGTAAGCTTCTTCAGCAATATCTTTCTTTTGCTGGATTAAAAAAACATACAAGTCTCTGATCTCGGCCTCTAGTGCAGCCTGGCGATCAACTTCTTTCTGATACGCTTCAAGACTTTGACAATACTCACCTTCTAACTCGTGAGCGTCAACATAGGCTACAAAGAATATAGCCAACAGGAATGATACTATATAAAAGAAATATTCGTTTTTCATTACTCTCTCCAAAGATAAATTAAAATTACTACTACAGTTAAAATTGCTATAAAGTTCCCACCAAATAAAAATAAATCACTCATCGTCACACACTGGGCAATAGGTTTCGTGAGTTTCTCCAGCTCCATTGCAAGTGGTGCAAATAGTTCCATCGTGATAACCCTCTCCTGATCCATTACAATCATCGCAGTGCATAAACTCTAACTGTGAGTTACACTCTTCACACTTCCCTACAATTCTTCGTCTTCTCATAATTCCCTCCAGAATTTGCTTGACTCAGGAAGAAGCCTAGACTACATTTGAAGGCTAGTCAACAAGAGAGAGGAAAAAAAATGGAACAATATCTTGAAATAGTAGACTTCTTTGGAAGTCCTAGAAAAGTAGCGGAACACTTTGGAATCAAAGTTCAGTCTGTGTATTCTTGGAAAGAAGGCATACCTGAGCAAAGATTACGAGAATTTAATCTAATAAAAAAAATGCGAGGTGAAGAATGTCAGCAGAAGACCTGATCAGTAAATTAAATTACGTTAAGGAAGTAAAGCCTCGCAGAAACCACAAGCGGTCATGGATAGCGCAATGCCCGGCACACAAGGATAACAGCCCAAGTCTTTATGTCGATGAGGGTGCATCTGGCAATGTGTTAATTAAATGCTGGTCAGGTTGTGGTGCGACTGAGGTTATTGACGCTGTAGGTGTTCACATCGGCGACTTGTTTCCTGACGATAGCTACAGTCCAAGGTCAAGCAGGTTTAAGAAAGATTCAAACTTTCATGAGCTGCACTTGGAAATCTCACAAAGCCGTAGGGAAAAAGGGGAAAAGCAGAGCAAAGCTGACAAAGAGTCAGAGCTGGAGTCATTCTTGGCTCTCAGAGGCTCTCATTGAGCGCTAGGGCGACATTCTGGGCTTGGGAGGTAGATATACCTTCATCGGAAAAGCTTGTCCTGTTGTGCTTGTCAGATTGCCACAATGCAGATACAGGTCAGTGCAATCCCAGTGTGAATTATATTTGCAAGAAAACTTCACTCGCTAGGGCAACGGTGCTTAAATCGTTGAAAGGCTTAAATGACTTAGGATTAATTAGTCGAAAGAAAGTCACAGGCTCTTCTAATTGGTACACGATTCACATGGGTAGTACTAATATTGATACTGGGGTAGTAGCAAATTTAGTACCACAACCAGTACCAAATTTAGTACCTAAACCTACAAGTAAACCTAAAAAAAACCTACGCTGGGAAAAAGGTGATATGGAGACAGTTGAATCTATATTCAATTTACTTCTGGCGTTGAACCCTAAGCACCGTAAACCCAACATGGATTCATGGGCTAATGAGATACGGCTAATGCGTGAAAGCGATGGTCATTCCCATAGCGAGATTATGGATTTATTCAGGTTTGCCAATAGCGATAATTTTTGGAAGTCAAACATCCTCAGCCCAAAGAAGCTGCGGGAAAAATGGGATGTGCTGACAATTAAGAAAGGTGATACAAAACAAGCACCTACAGAAGTTTGGATTTAGGGGCAAAAGGTAGGCGAGGTTTTGCCGGAAAAAATGGAGAGAAATATGAATAAGATTGATTTAACGGATAAAGAGTTACTTAGTTTTATAGGCAAGCAGGAGTCACAGGAGATAGGAGGGTTTGACTCTTACGGAGACAGGTTAGAGCATCACATGAGTCATGGTTACGGCTTAGTGGGAGATAAGTTGCCTTGGTCTAAGACGCACAACGCAGTTAGATTGGGTGAGGGTCAAATGAGCATTTGGTCGGGTATCAATGGTCACGGCAAGACGCTGATGCTAAGTATGGTCTGTACTCACCTGATGGCTAGAGGTCGGAGAGTTTTGGTAGCGTCAATGGAGATGAAGCCAGAGGAGACTTTGTTATGGATGTGTACCCAGGCGGCGGGTTGCAAGCCATCGAAAGAGTTTGCACACAGTTGGTTAGAGAGAAACAAGGACACTGGATTCATTTACGATTGTCTCGATAAAGTTCCACAGGAACGCATACTCGGTTTAGTACATTACGCTGGTAGCGAGCTAGACATTGACCACCTAGTGATTGATTCTCTGACAATGTGCGGAGTAGGCCGAGAGGATTACAGTCAACAAGCAGAGTTTGTAAATCAGTTAAGGGCCGCAGCAAAGATGCACAAACTGCACATACATTTAGTGTGCCACATGCGTAAAGGTTCCGATGAGAACGAGCAGGTTGGTAAGTTTAGTATTCGAGGTGCAGGTGAGATTGCAGACTTAGCGGATAAAGTGTTTGTTGTATTTCGTAATAAGCAAAGAGAGCAGCACTTGGCTTACAGAGAAAACAAAATACCGTTTGATGAAAAGTTTATTAATCAGCCTGACGTATGGTTAAAGCTAGTAAAAAACAGACAAGACGGCACAGAGCTAAATTTTGGTCTATACTTCCATAAAGACTCTATGCAGTTTACTTCAATCGAGGGCAGACCTATGCCGTTAGAGGGGAATACTGATGATATGTAAAGAGCGAGTACATAAGGCCATTAGCGAGCATCCTGGTTTAATATGCAAGCAGTATGCAGATATGCTCAAAGCTAGATCAGGCGATGTCAGAGAGGCGTTAAACCTTTTGCAATACTATGGAAGGATAAGTTCATCGCTAGATGGTAAAAGCCAAACTTATAAGTGGTATACCAAAGAGCAGGGTGCTAACTCCCTTAGCGGTAAACTTGTCAGGCAACGATGGAACGGTGATATAATTTTGTGACAACAGGTAGCCGAGCAGGTAAGACAAGGAACCCGAAGTGGCGCGAAAACTTTATAAAAATTCATAGCGTCATTAAAAGACTGTCCCCGCTGTTTGGCTACGATCAAGAAGCCGAGTATTGGGCCTTCCCAGAAAAGAAACTTATGTTGTCGGTCATCGAGTTAGCATTGATCGACAAATACAACTGGAACCAAGTGATGTCTCGGCAACCAAGTCAGGAAGAAAGAATCTTAATCAATAATGCTTCATCATATCTTGCAGGTGATTTATGGCATGCGGAGATATGTGGTGTAGATTCTGAATATGTCAAAAGAGTTATCATGGAAGAAGGTTTATGAATGTTTATAAGAAAAGACAAGTGCTGCAGATGTACGTCAATACTGGTGCTGATCCTTATGACATCGCTGATCAGCTTAACGTCAAACGAAAAGACGTTATTCGGTTACTTCAACAGACGACCAGCTTACCGCCCAATAATGACGAGTTAGTGTGTAATAAGTGTACGCCGGGCTTTTTAAATTATCTTAGGGATTGCGGATATGGAGTTTAAGATAGATCACAAGGATCAAATAGTTGCTAAACTGGTAAATTCTGTATGGCCTGAGTCTACAAATGGCTGGATAGTCACCGTAGTACCCGCAGATGGCTCAAAAAGGCCGAAAACTGACGCTCAGCGGAACGCTTTCCATGTATGGCTGAGATTACTAGCGGAAGAATTAAACGCTGCAGGGCTTGATCAAAGGGTTGTTTTTGAGCAAATGCGAGAAGGTGTTGAGCGGCCTTGGACTTTAGAGACTTGCAAAGATAATCTTTGGCGACCATTGCAACAAGCGATGGTTAAAAAGGCCTTCACTGAAGAGCTAAAAATCAATGAACATGATGAAATTTACAGTGTGCTGCACCGCTGGCTGGTGAGTAAGGGGTTCCCTTGTCCGCCTTGGCCTAATAAATGGGATAAATCATGACTTACGATGAGCTACAAACGGCTTTAAGTGAATTATCCGACACTTTATCGCTGTTATTGGTCTGTGCAGACAGAATTGACAACAGGGAAGAGGTAATGATGAGCTTAATAGGCGATGTCATGCTTTTAAAAGCTAAATTGCCCGGCCAAGATACGGCTTTAAACATACATTGAGGTATTTATGAGCAATATTGTTCACATTGGAGACATAATCGACTTAAAAAAAGTCACGCCATATCAGGCTATTTTGCTTGAAGCAGTCAAAGAATGCCAAGAACGAGGTTTTGATCCTAAGCAATTTGTTTTGTTGGGCCTTGATCACTCTCAAATCGGCGGTGTTACGATGTTGTATAACTTTGATAACACTGATGAAGAAAGCCTAATACTGGCAAAAGGTTACCTGAGCGTTTTACAATCACAAGCTAATAAACAACTGGAGACCCCAGATGATTGATGAAAGTTTGTTAGAATTTTGTGTTACAGAAAGGCAAAAACAGCACGTTAGAGCCAAAATAGAATATGAAACAAACATTGAGGCCGCTGAAAGTTTAGGCATTACCAAAAGATCACTTCAAAAATCAATCCAACAAATAAAACTAAATGCAGCAAGGCGGGGTTGGTCGCCGCAAAACGATATGCACCACCCAGTTCCAGAAGGTTTTGTCGCTAAAGGCGTAAGTACGCTATATGATGATGAGGGCAATGTTAAGGTTCAATGGGTTAAAAGCAATATACAACAACAAGATCAGTTAGAGCAAATCAAAAACGCCCTCGATGAATTTCTGGAACATCAAAAGAATAAATCCCCTTTTATCGCTAAACCTAAAAAGAAAGTGAAGTCCAATGAATTGGCAGTCGTCAATATCGGTGATGCTCACTTCGGCATGTACGCTCATCAAGATATTAGCGGAGAAAACTACAATTTAGACATTGCAGCAAAGAGACATAAAGACGTTTTTATGCGTTTAATGAATAATGCGCCTGAATGCGAGACAATCGTCATCAATCAATTAGGTGATTTCTTTCACAGTGATAACTACGAATCGACCACCACTAAGGGGACTAGAGTCGATACTGATGGCAGATTAGAGCAAGTTTTCCTTGTTGGGCTGGAAGTATTGTCTTTTATAACCGAGGAAGCGCTTAAAAGGTACAAAAACGTCATTGTAAGGCACGTTAAGGGCAATCATGACTCAGTGCTTAGTATGGCAATAAAAGCTCATCAGGAGGCGTACTGGCGCAATAATAAGAGAGTGACTATTGAGATGACGCCTTCGCCTACATGGGTTTATCAACATGGCAATACGGCGTTTTTAGTGTCTCACGGTCACGCGCCCAAACCTAACAAACTGGCTGAGTACTTCGCTGCTAAATATCCCGAAATTTGGGGTAATACTAAGCACCGGTATTGCTATCATGGCCATATTCATTCTAAGAATGCCACTATAGAGACTTACGGCGGTTGTATCACTGAAAGCTTTGCCGGGTTGCCTGGTGCTGATGCCTGGCACAATGAAACAGGCTATGTCAGTGGTCAGTCAATGTGCTTAATTGTTTTAGACAAGGAAAAAGGCGAAGTACGGCGATCCACGGAACGGCTTTAATCAACGTCATCAAAGATACAATCAATCAAATGATCAAATAGTACCTGCTTGACTATTTCATCATTAGAGGCCGTTAATGCGTTTTCTAATACTTCTATCTGGCTTTCGCTGATAGTTAAAGCAAGTCGATCGAGCATTGATCGCACGTAATTAGGTTCACTGTCGATACTAATTTGCGCTCTCATGCGATGGCTTAGGTCATGCCAGTTTAAGCTTAATGTAGTCATAAAAATATACCTCTACTTCATTTTATGGGTACTATTCCATAACTGCCAGTGATTTAAGGCCAAAAAAAAGCCCCGATTAAGGGGCTGTGAGCTTATTTAGTGGTCAATAGTAAAATATCCCTAATACAGATCCGCCGATAGTCGCTAGGCATAGGATATAGATTAATTCTAGGTAAAACCTATCCATTGGCAAACCCTCTTTTATAAGCTTCATCACGTTTTGATCGAACATCCATGTAAAACAAAGCATAGCCTATTGGACAGTCAAAGGTTCCCCATTCCAAATTGTCATGAAAAACCACGTTATTAACGTAATTGTCGATATTGGCGATTAATTCGTCACTGGCTGCGGTTTCCGATAAACAGTCTTTCGCATCATCCTCTAGGTGATACATAAGCCCATCATCGACCAGCATTTTGATAAAGCATTTAGCCTCGTGAATACAAGGCTTATTGCTGGTTAAGTTAAAAAATCTTTCTGTTTGATAAAACATGGTTAACCCTCCTAAGTTATATTCCCCAAGCATTTACGCTGGATTTTTTGACTGTTAGAAATTCTGCTTTCGGGTAAAAGTTGGCTTCCAATCGCGCTGGTGATGATTCATCGGTGAAAATATAATAATCGGGACCTTCGACAGAGGCTAACCAAATCGTTATAACAAAGTCCCTAACTATTTCACCATCTTCATCAACAACACGAATTGCAACAGTGTCAACAAATGTCCCATACCTATGATCATTTTCATTAGGCTTGTACTTACTCCAATCGGTTGTAGAAGCGTACTTAACTGCCTCCTCTTCAGTGAAACTGCCACAGAGTGTTGCGTCAAACCTTTTCGGTGCACACGGTATTATTTGAACCATTGTTAACCCTCCCATCCTCGATAAACATTAACGCTTAAACCGTAACAAGTGGATTGACCATTTGAGTTAATGCAATAACCGAGATGATCGCCCTCCTCAACTAGATCTAAGGTTTCCTTGTGGCGGATCCATTGATTACCAAAAAGATCAGTAAACTTTTCGCCATGTTCAAGATCAACAAATTTTACAATGTCCATTATTTAACCCTCCTATAGGTTTAATCAACGTGTTGCTGGATAATGTCATGAATTAGATCAACGATAGTATCGTTATTCCATATCGCACCATTAATCTCAGTAACTAAATCATCGCTAATTGGGCTAGTGCCTAATATTGATTCAATGTACTCACGATCAATGACGAAACTTACTTTTTTCTTTCTCTCTTCATTGTAAGCCCTTTCATAATGTTCAAAAAGACCCTTCCTAGCCTTAGATAACTGTTGATAATGAAGCGCCTGTTCATAGAGCTGTTTTTCCAAATCAGTGCTACAATCGCTTTCATGTATGTAACTAGTGACTTCTAACATTGTGTAACCCTCCAAAGGTTTAATTAATCTTCAATAAATCCAAATTGCATTAAATGATTTAATTCATAAATGTTCATAAATTCCGACTCATGAGCTTTACCCTTAAAAAACGCATCAAAAGTAATTTTTTCTACAAGGTCGATATATTTAGACTCAGAATCAGCGTGCCAAAAATCATGCAATGTTTTAATCATTGCGCGTTGATCGCTGGTTATGGTTTCTAGCCATTTCTTTGTTTTTTCCACTGGTTTACCCTCCAAAGGTTTAATTAATACAAGAATGTGCAATTCGCAACCGAGTACAAATTACACACGATCTATCAACTAGCCTTAATAGTAAAGGTTTCTTTATCAAAAGTTATATCCTTCAGGCGAGCAACCTCAAAATAACTAAGGTAATCGCCATCTGCGTCACAAAGAAAAATAGTCGCAGGGCTATCGATAGTTTCTGGCGATTGAGCTTCGTGCGCGATCATCCAGTATTTGCCATCCTTACGGCCATCTTCACCGTCATCAATAATAATGGCTGTACACCCTCCGCCTGTGCCAGTATGAATCCAGCCATTAGGTGTGAACGTCTCACAGAGAAACTCGAACATAATTTCTGAATCAATATCTTCCTGAGTAATCATTATTAACCCTCCTCATCATTGTCAGAACAGCAACGGCAAACAAAAGCATCTTCGCCATTATAAGTAATCCAACTCATTGAGCTTTCATGCTCTTCGTTTTTACATATGTCGCAATTTTCCATTGTTAACCCCCCTTTTGATTTACTTTGCACGCACGCACATAAGACACAATCCGCTCAATGATGCCCTTCAGGGTATACTCTTCACCATCGCAACCACCTGAAGAATTATAGTCTTCAGCAAATCCAAAGTAAGCAAAGTATTCAAACGCAGGGTCGTTAAGCTCTTCAGGGCAATTTGGAATAAACACCTGAAAGTCAAAACCCTCAAAACCAAAAGAATCACAAATATCATTGCCATAGCTTAGGTTCTCAATTTCTGGCATTTCTATATCAAGATGATTTAAAGCTTCTTCAACTCTATTCTCGATGTGGCGAACTATGTTTCTTGAATAGTCTCCACCATGCATATAAGTATTCATTGTTATACCCTCCATAGGATGTTAATTAATACAATAAAAGCCACCTCGATGGCTTCTATCTATCAATTAAAATCCAATAGTAAAAACGTAATCGCCATTAGGCAATGTGCCAAAGCCTACGTTATCCAATGGCATACGCCAATCATATTTACTACAATAGGCATATGCTAGCCGTTTGGCTTGTGTTTCATCGTCAACGCCGTAATCATATCCAATGGTCAAAGATCCAGCCTTTGTAAATGCTTTATAGCGTGAGCCAAGTGTATTGGTTGGTGGTAAGTATCTAATTTGAATCGCTTTCATTATGTAACCCTCCAAACATGAGAAGCGGTATTGCCTCCCTATATAGACATTATAGCAGTTGAAGCCTAGCCTTCAATCCCAAATACCATATATTGCGCCTGGAAACATTACAAAATTGTAATCTTGCGGCATAAAATTGGCACGATTTTTGGCATGGGATTTTAAGACAAATTGAATAGTAGAGCTAGGGTCAGACTTACAGTGGCTCAAATCGACGGAGAATTTTTGCAATAGTTTTGTATTACATTCGTGTAATAATGACAGATTTGTAATGATGACGGATTCTTGACGGTTCAAGGGATAACGGCGGATTAACTGACGGTATAACAGAATGGAATAAGAGAGGGTGTATTGATATCCATATCGTTATATACATCGCTTCCCTAAAAAAAAATTAATATTCCAAAAAGCTATAAAAATCCAGGTTTTTATAACCAAACTAAAAGTTATAAAGATCCCGGTTCTTAAAGCGCCTGGTTATATATGGTACCCCCACCCCCAACTCGGTATGGCTAGTTTAATGTCAATATCCACCCCATATACCGGAGCCATTTTTGAGTTAACGGGTATGTTTCTTATACAATTCAGGTAGTTACAAGTGATTTAGTGCTTTAGCAGTACCAGATTTGGTACTACCTAGGAGTGTATTTGTAGATAAGTGGTTGTTTTAGAAGGAATAAGACGTAACTAGGTGCAGCGTGATCGAGGTAGCACTGGGTTCTGAAGAGCAAAAGAACCCCAAGGGAAGACTCTTTAAAGCCTAACCTTGGTTCCTTCTACTCTATAAGCACTTGGGCCTTCGAGCAGTTCGTCATTAACGCAATTAAACGAACTCGGCTGCCTTCTACTAGCGTGTAGTCCACCCCCTGTTCAGCCTTTCGAACTCAGATGCGCCGTGGGGTATCTTTTTGCGCTTTAAGCCTTGAGCGGTGAGTGAAGGGGTTACCTGGACATATCCTTCAAGGCCGAGATTTTGTAATCGAGTCGAATTATACATTACATCAAAGTAACCTTGCATTTTTTTTCTTGACTTTTTGAAACTTTTTACATCTTTTTTTATAATTAATTTACAAAGCCTGTTTTAGGCTATTATACTACCGCTGTCGGCCCTCCCTCTCTCAGGCTGACCGCCTTCCCTTTAGCGTTCGCTTCTGGGGAGGTGTCTTTTATGGAGCGGTAATGAGCATTGATTTTAATCCTGAGTTCACAGTGGCAAACGTAATAACTATAGTGTTAGCCTTGGCAGTTGGATTGTCGGCCTGGAACAGCGTCGAGGGTCAAGTGACTCAAAATCAAACAGCAATCAATGAAAGCAAGCAGTCAGTACAAAAAATAACTTCTGACCTAGCGGAATTAAAGATAGATGTGGCTTTGTTAAAACAAGACTCCGAGCACGCATCTGAAATGATGGAAGAAATTAAAGCCAATCAAACGCACATCATCAAACTATTGAGTGAAGGATAAAAAATGGCAGACAAGTATTACGACTATAATAATGGTAGTGCGTCTAACGATGGCTCTACGCCAGCACTTGCAAAAGCTACACGATCCGAGGCGGTTTCAGCGGCGAGTGTAGGTGATTTTGTTATTGCTGTTGATGGAATTCAAGTACCAACAGAAGAAAATCACTTTCAGTTTAATGATCGAAGAAACGAAAAAGGCCAAACCTATAGAAAGGCTATTTTACGCTCTGGCGGGTCAACAGACTTTGTTGCAAGAACCACAACATCACTAGCAGAAGCTGACAGCCCATTTATCGTAGAAAATCTTGTTTTTGATGGACAAAACACCGTAGACAGTTGTTTTGAGCTAGTAGAGCAGTCCGCTGGAGAAGAGTTGATCACACAAGTAAAAGGATGTGAGTTCAGAAATGCTAAGCGAAATGCAATAAGGATCTTAGAAAGGGGCGGCAGACAAGAGTTTTATGACTGCAAGATAGATGATGATGGTGGTCTTGAGGATAGCGTTTTAGGAACTTCAAGCTTATCTGGAAAAACAAACCAAGTAATCCAGTTTCAAGGCTTAGAAATTAATTTAACTACAATTACAGGCGCTTTTGGCGTTATTGATTTAGATCAAGTGTCAACGCCAAGCAACACTTTGGGGCTTCACTTTAATAATGTTTCTGGCGTATTTAATGTTTCTGGAAGCAGCGCTAGAGTAGACGTATTAAATCTACAGTGTAAAAATGTTATTAAAATTGACAATTGTGATATAGACATTCAAGGAGATGGCACAGAAAGCACAAGCTCATCTTTTGGCATCCTTGTAAAAGGAAACGGCTCTGGTCACGAAATTAGTGACATTGACATATCTAACAACAACATTGGGTTTAAAGTAAAAGCTGGATACGGGATAGCATTTGGTCAGTCAACTACAGACTCACATATAACAGGTGGCAACGTAACAGGAAACACAGTTACTGGCAAAACCTATACAGATGCCAGTATAACGCCTCACAACTACGTTATGGGTCAGGGGACAGGCGGTGCAAACTTAAAAGGAAATAAATCTATAAATGGTTATGTAGGCTATCTTTTTTCTATAACAGACTCTTGCACAGCTACTGGCAACCTAGCTTTTGATTGTAATGGGCCAAATTTTTATGCAAAAGGCACAACTGCGGCTACAATTAGCGACAATACTGCTGTGATTACAGGAAATATTACTCAACGAGACAGAGGCATTTTAGCTGTAGCGCCACAAGGTAGCACCGACACTACCGCAGTTACTTTTAAGCAAAACTTAGTTATTGTGCAGGATACAAGCAAAATACACTCTTTAGCGTATATTGAAGATTCTGACCAAGCTTGCACATTTACAAGAAACACTTACATTATCCCAGACACTGTTGATGTTTCTACAGCAGATTTATTTTCGTATGAAAATGGTGCTGGCGGTGCGGCAAATAAAACTCTTGCAGAATGGAATGCAACAAGCGAAGTAACTGATGATGTTATTGTTCAACTTCCAGCGTCAGAAATACAAAAGCTAATAAATAAATATAGGCCGAATAAGTTAGACTTTGATCCTGGCCCTACTATTTCACACGATATAATTACTAACTAACGAGGTAACAATGACTACAGCATATAACAACTCAAGCGCAGCAGCCATGACGGGTACGGCTGCGGCTTTAGGAGAGGATTTTACTTTATCAACTGGATCATCTCGAACCTTTTTTACTGTGCCAGCAATAGGCCCTACCGAAAGCTTAACCCTTCAAATAAGAAGAGTTGGAAGCTCAGACTATGTTGACGTAGGGACTTTAGTTGACGGAAAAAAAGGCAATACAGGAGTCGTTACTGCTAGAGGCAATGGAGACTCAACTTTCCGAGTAAATAAGTCCGCTACTAGCGTCAGCACTGCGGTATTTTTTGATTAATGATTAAACGACAAAAGAAAAGAAAGCTTACCAAGCAGCAGGAAAAGTTTGTTGATCTAATGGCTCGTGGTTATCACGAAGGCCGAGATCCAACAAAGATGACTGTAATGGATGCTTTTAGGTTGGCAGGATATGCACCTGACAACGGTAACGCCTATCGCCTATACAAAGACCTAAAAGACATAATTAAAGAGAAGCGTGATGATCTTGTTGATGAAAATCAAGTTGCCTCGTTAGCTACCAAGATCATTGAAGACATTATGGTAAATCCAGATGTCAGACCAGAGATTCGCCTAAAGGCGGCACAAGACGTTCTGCACAGAACAGGTCATGATAAACCAAAAGAAGTTAATCTTAACCAAACAGTATCAGAGCTTTCTGATGCGGAACTTGATGAACAACTATCCGAGCTGATTGAATCATCTACAAATGTCAAACAACTTAAGCAAGGCTGAAAAAAAGAAACTCCTAAGATTAATGCAGGAGAGAGAGGAAAGGCGAAAGTTCAACGCTATCGCCCAATGGAGTCCGTATGGTTGGCAGGAAATCCTTGCAAATGCGACAAAAGAAAACAATCAGTGCCTAGCGATGGCGGGCAACCGGGTAGGCAAGACCTATACTGGCGCTAGGATTACAGCGTGTCACCTAACAGGAAAGTACCCTGACTGGTGGAAGGGTAAGAAGTTTACCAAGCCAATTAACGCTTGGGCTGCTGGCGCTAGTACAGTTACGACAAGAGACATCCTACAAAAAGAACTTCTGGGTGATCCTGTCAACATAGATTTAAGAGGGTCTGGAGCAATACCTAAAGACTGCATCGTAGATGTAGTTAGAAAGCCTCAGATACCAAACGCAGTAGAAAGTATTGTAGTCAAGTTTCACAATGCTTTTGGCGTACACATAGGTGAGTCAGTACTTTCTTTTAAGTCCTATGAGATGGGCGAAGAAAAGTTCATGGGTTCATCGTTAGACTGGGTGTGGCTAGACGAGCAACCAGCACAGAATATATATACCCAGTGTTTGACAAGGACATTGGATAAAAGGGGTTACGTTATGATGACGTTTACCCCTGAAAGCGGCATGACTCCTGTTATTAATCAGTTTTTAAAAGACAGGAAAAAGGGTCAGTTTTTAATACAGGCAGGGTGGGACGAAGCGCCGCACCTTGATGAAGATGCAAAAGAGCAGATCTTAGCGCAGTACCTTCCTAACGAAAGGGAGATGCGAACAAAGGGTCAGCCTGTATTTGGTAGAGGCATGGTCTTTCCTTACTCGCTTGAAAAGCTGGTAGTGGAGGACTTTGACATACCTGATTCTTGGCCGAGGATATGCGGTATTGACTTTGGATTTGATCACCCTACGGCGATTGTATGGGGTGCAATAAATCCAGAGAACGGTTGCTTTTATGTGACTGACGAATACAGAGAATCTCGTCAAACCGCAGTCGAACATGCTATAGCGATAAGGGCTAGACCACATCAGCCGCCTATAGCCTGGCCTCACGATGGAAATAGGACGTTTGATGGCGGTCAGTCAATGGCACAGCAATACAGGCAGGAAGGAGTTAACTTCCTACCAGAACACTTTACAAATCCCCCTGACATATCGCAAACTAAGGGAGATATAAAGATTTCTGCTGGTATTACTGCAATGACTAGGGCGATGCAGAAAGGATTATTTAAAGTATTTCAGAGTTGTCACTTCTGGCAGCAGGAATACGGAACTTATCATTTTGGTGATAACGGCAAGATAGTAGACAAAGAAGACGATTTGATGTCTGCCACAAGATACGCATTCCAGAGTCAAAGGTTTGCACAGGCGTCTAAATCAAATAAAAGAAAGCGACCTTGGGAGACCAAGGAGACTAACAACTACAACTGGGTCACATAATGGCAGTTTCCAACAAAGACTTACTAACCGTAATTAGATCATACGAAGATAATGTATCTGACCACATGGACAGCGATGCAGCGCAAACTCGCGCTGATCTTATTGATTACTATCTTGGTGAGCGATACGGGAATGAACGTGACGGCTACTCGAAAATCGTTACCAGAGAAGTCTATCAGACTGTTGAGAATATCAAAGCCGATGTTGCCGAGCTTTTCATTGCAGACGATGAGACTGTTAGATTCGAGCCAGAAGGCCCAGAAGACATAGAAGGCGCACAACAAGCAACCGATTACGTTAGATATGTATTTTATCGTCAAAACGATGGGTTTAGCGTAATTTTAGATGCTTTGATGGACGGCCTTCTTCAGCGTCAAGGTGTTATAAAGCGTTGGCGACATATGCAAGACATGGTGACTACTCACACTTTTGAAGAAGTGTCAGAAGCTGCATTTGCTATTTTAATGGCAGACCCAGAAGTAGAAATTACTGAGTTTGAAGAAGCTATTGATGAGCTTACACAATTAAGCGTTTACAGCGGCAAATTATTAAGGACTAAGACTCAAAGCGAAACAAAAGTAGAAGTAATCCCTCCCGAAGAGTTTGCAATAGACCGCAACGCAGTTAGCGTAGAAGAAGCTAAGTACGTCAGGCAAAGAAAGCTTGTTTCTAAAAGCGACTTACTGCAAATGGGTTTTGACGCTAAAAAAATTGAAAAAGCCGCAACATCCTCTGGATATAACGAATATGACTCTCCTGAAAAGATTGCTAGGGATTTTGATGGCGATAACTATCATGATGATGATGACAACACTATTGCTCCTGTTTACGATTTGCACGAAGTTTATATGCGGTATGATCGGGATGAAGACGACTATGACGAACTTATTAAAGTCTGCAAAGTAGGAAATGTTGTTCTTAATGTAGAAGAAGTTGATGAGATTCCTTTTGTTATATGGACTCCTATTCGCATCCCACACAGACTAACAGGTCTTTGTCCTGCTGATGCGGCGGCTCCATTGCAAAAGGTTAAGAGTCAGCTTTGGCGTAACCAGCTAGATAACCAGTACAACCTTAACAACGGTCGTCCTGTTATTGTAGAAGGCCAAGTAGATTTAGACTCAGTAATGAGCAGCAAGCCTGGCGCACCTTATATCGTCAAACATCCTAATGCTATCTCATTTCCGCAACAACCTGCTTTTGGTCAGCACACATACAACATGATGGGTATTGCTGATCAGATGCTGGAGCAAAACGTAGGATCTACCGATAACTCTATCAACCCTGACATTCTGCATGGCAATACAGCGGCGGGCGCAGTTAGCCAGGTTTTATCTAAGCGACAAGCAAGAGTTCGCTTGATAGCGAGAGAGTTTGGTGAATTTTTACGCAAAGTCTTTATGGGTATTTACGAACTAGAGATTGCTCATGCAGATGACAAATCTATATTCCGACTAGACAATAAGTTTGTAGAAGTAGATCCAAGAGACTGGCATGCACGAAAAGACGTTACTGTTCTTGTTGGTTTAGGTAACGGATCTAAGACTGAGCAGTTATTCCACATGCAACAAACTATGGCTGCACAACAGGCTATGGTTGGAGCTGGTGGTATGGGGATTACCGTTACACCACAGCAGATTGTACAGTTGCAAGAAGATATGGTAAGACTGTATGATAAGAGCGCACATGGCAGGTACTTTACAGAGCCTCCTGCTGAGTTTACAGGGCAACCTGAACCACAGCCACCATCAGCGCAAGAACAGGCTGTTATGGCTCAAATAGAAATAGAAAGAGCTAAGCTTGAGCTAGACAGGCAAGAGCTGGCTCTTAAAGAGCAAGAATTCATGCTTAAAGTACGAGAGCATGAAGATGAGAACGAATTTAAGTTAGCGGAACTTAACTTGGAGGCCCGCAGTGAGAGAGCAGTCAAGATTGGTAACTAGTCTTGTTAGTGAGAGCGCGAATAACGACACTAAGTTAAAAGTAGCAAACGGAGCCGCAAGGCTCATTGAGGATGGCGCAGTGCAGTTTATCTTTCAGGAAATGGAAGATAATCTATACAGGGCTTTTTCTGGAGTGCAGAACCCCGAACAAGGTGAAGCTCTTTGGAGAGAGGTAAAGGTAGTTAAGGCTTTAAAAGAGAACTTGGAGTGGTATGCAAACCAACGAGAAACACTCGGAAAACAAGTCCGAGGAAGATAAAGAATATTACATCGTATCTGGCGATTTGGTTAACTGGATACGAGGGGTAGCGTTTACTAAATTGACGCTACAAGAGGTAGATGGGTTTACTGATGAGTTGTTTCACACGCCAACTCTTCAGCAATACCTAAAACTGCAAGAAAGCAAAAAACCAAAAATTATCACTTAACAAAGGATAACGGCATAGCCGACCCTTCAAGGATATTAAAATGACTGATGAGAATAATTCTTCGGAACTCTCTTTAAGCGACCCAATTTCACAGGCTGCTGGAATAGAGGCAGTATTGGGCATGATCAACCCTAAAGAAGTAGGACAAGTTGAAAATGATTCTGTACCTGAAGCTGAGTTAGAAGAGGAATTTGAAGAAGAATACCTCGATGACGAAGTGGAAGAAACACTCGATCAAACTGAAGACGATGAGTTGGAAGAGAGTGATGAGCCAGAAATGTCTGGTGACATCGAGCTTGACGACAGCGAATACGATTATTTAGTTTCTGCCAAAGAGTTCTTGAATGAGAACGGTCTTGATGATATTGAAAAAATCAAGAGTGGCATATTGATGCAGGGTGATTATACGCGTAAGACTCAGGCGTTATCTGACGAGCGCAAGGCATTTGAGGCAGAGCGAAACACATCTCTCGAAGAAACAGCAAGACTGTTAGAGGTGGCTCAAGCAATGGTATACGGTCAGCGGCCAACCCATACAACTCAAGAGCTTATGGCGTTAAAAGAGTCAGATCCCTATGCTTATGAACAGGCTTTAGAAGCAAAGGTTCTTTACGAACAAAAGGAATCTGAAATAAACAGCGTAGCTAGTAAAGTAGCCGAGCAATACCAAGCACAACAAGCAGAGCAGTTACAGGCTCAATCAGCGCAACAGGCAGAATTGTTAATTCAATTAGAGCCTGGGTTTGCAGACCAAAAGGTTGCAACTGAGAAGGTAGGCGTGATGACTGAGTATTTTAAAAGCATTGGGGGCGACCCTGAGATGCTTAATACTGTAAATGACGCTATTGTGT